TCCACCGTGAGCATAAATAGTATTGTAACCTAATTTCTTCAATCTCTCATTGATTAACTCTACCATTTTGGTGTATCTACAAAATATAACAACCCTTTGCTTTCCAAAACTGCTCATCAGTTCTGATAACAATTCCAGTTTTGCCGATGCCTTTTCCTCATAATCCATTAATATTGGTGATAGACAAGTTTGGATAAGATAGCCAAGTTGTGTCAATACCATTGCTACACTGACTTGTTCTTTCCTTGTCATTGAATTTATTCTATCAGTAACACCTTCAAGTACATCATCATAGCATTTCTTTTGCGCTCTGGATAAGTTGACCCAATAAACATCTTCCATTCTATCTGGTAGTTGCTCTATCACTTTATCCTTTTGCCTTCTCAATACATATGGTGATAGCTTTCTTACCAATTCTTCTTCATTGATTGAGCCTTTTTCATTACCAAAGTAATCAAGTTGCACATATCTTCCAATAAATCTATATGAACTTGTCCCCAACACAGAATTATCTACAACATACATTATATTAAATACATCCAATACTGATGTTTCTATATATGTAGCACTCAATGCTATTGTGAATTGACACTTCTCTGCTAACTCTCTACACTTAATAGTTCTTTGTGCTTGTTGATTCTTTAGATATTGTGCTTCATCAAATATTACTATGTTATTAGTAAAATCATTTTCTTCCATCATTGGAAATAGAATATCTTCCCAATCATGTATTGCTAAATCATAATTGATGATGACAAATTTTCCGGATGACATTATTGCTTCTTCATATAGCTTATATCTGGTTTTCTTATCTCCATCAATTACTATTGATCTACCATCTCCAAGAAATTTCTTTACATCTTTTTCCCATTTTTTCTTTATTGAGGCTGGACAAATAATAAATGTAACATCCATAGATGCTCTTTTCATTATTATTTCTGCTGCCAACATAGATTGAGGTGTCTTTCCAAGCCCAACTGTATCAGCAAGTAAAACACCTTTATTTCCAAAGTGTTTATGTACATTTATCATAAAATGTACACCTACAGTCTGAAATGGTTTCAAGTAATTATCAGTTACAACATATCTATTGTAATGATTGAAAGCAAATTTTGGTGGTAAGCTCTTGAATGTTGATTGTCTCTTTCTAAAATACTTCCAACCAACATAATCTTTTAATATAGAAGTGCCCCAAATGATTATCTCACCAGGAGCCTTTTTTGATATCAATGAAAGAAATCCAGGCAATGCTACATATGGCATTGACCACATGGAGACATCTCTGTTCCAACTTCTTGAAAGCATCAACCTTATTACATCAAGTATTACTCTGCTATTTCTTCCTTTGAAATTAACAAAAATTTCATTGACACCTTGTTCATTGGCGCCTTTAGTCAATGTTATCATACTGGTCTAATTTTCTATTCTTCTCAATTCACATTTAATAAATTTTGATGTATCTCTGCTAAATCTTTAAAATCACTAAACAATTCTTCTGGAACACTATCTCTCAATTCGTCAATAACGAAATTTCTGTATGATTCCCTATTGCTCCTTGTATTTATTTTGTTGCTTAAATTAAATGTAGTTATATCAGGCAAGTCCATGAACTCTTTTACATCATGGAAGAATTTAGATTTGAATTTGATTTTTTCTGTTGCTACAAGTAAGTGAGAGTGTTCCTCTAAACATATACTGTACCACTGGATTAGAAATTCCATAGTCCACTGTACTTTACTTCTGCTTTTGTCTCTTTTTACCTTTACATAGTCACTCATATAGTCCCAAGATGAATTCATCAATGTAAAAGCTGAACCCATTATATCAATGGGATTCCTCATCACTATCCTTACAAGGTTATTTGGATCAGCAGCATGGAAACCAATATCTGGCATTTCGTGCCAATCTACATAACCATCTTCATCTTTCACTTCATGTTTCACTTTCAATCCCATCTCTTGTAAAAATTTGGTTACATAACCAGTTCCAGACCTTGGGAATCCTGTGATGATAATATTTTTACTCAACTCTACATCTCCTGCTTATATTTAGGGAACCATATTTTTTTGATCCCCTAAATATAAGTATTTTTTTTCTAAAAGAAAAGGATTTTTTTTCCTTACCTAATTTAGTTTATACTGCTTATATCTCCAACTCTTGTCAATGTCCATATTATACCATCTACATCGAAAGCAGAATTACCATTTGGAGCCTTTACTGCCATTCCGACAACTTCTCCACCAGTTGCTTTAAATATATATCTCATAGGAATGTGATGATAATCTCCACCAACCTGAGTTATTAGAATTTCATTGTATTGAGTACCATCTATATCAACAGCCCAACTATAATCATCATCTGTTGTTCCTTCTTCAATATAAATTTGAGCCTCAAACATATAAGTTCCAGGCCAATCGCTTGGAATAGTCAAAGTAGAATCAGTATAATCATAAAACCAAGTCGGTGTTGTATAGGCTCCAGTCTGAGCTTCTTCACTATATGTAAAAGCTCCATATTTTCCACCAAGCAATAAATAACCTGTTTGGGCAGTAAATGTGCTTCCTGTAGCATCTGTCATAGCGCCAACTTGATCATCTTTGTAGAAATTAAAATCAAAACTGCCTTCGGTGAAATCATATTTCATAGCTTTGTCATTATAGCTAAAGACATTCAATACACCAGAATCAAATTCAATATCATATTCATCATTGTTGGTATAAACATTGTTGATCAAACGATAATCTGGGGATGCTATCAATGATGGCTCAAAATTTATTCCTATATCATTTTCATCAAAAATACAATCTTTCACTATCACTTCTACATTTGTTGCTGAACCTGTTGCCGGATGATTAAACCATGCCCCATTATTCATACCTTGAAAAATACAACCATCAACAACTACATGCACTCCATCATCACTAATATAAATACCATTATATTTTTGTGTAGATATTGAACCATAAAAACCACAATTCTCTAACAATATCGTTCCTGGTTCTGTACTATTTATCCAAGAAGGTGATGCGTAAAGGTTATTGCCAGTCACATCAGCAAATGTTACATTACGAAAATTAACATCATAAACAACATTACTGGAATATTCTATATAAAATATAGCAAATACACTTGCTGAACCTACAACTGTACAAGTCACATCTTCTAATGTAAAATTTCCAGATATTTTCATATCATCAGAAAACTGAATAATTGTTTGGCCTGTTGGGTCTGATGAGCGATATATTTGCTTTCCATTTGTATTGGAACCTCTAATCCTTATTTTATTTTTTCTTGCTCCTGTGGAAGAGAATACATAAGTCCCAGGTTGCAAGAATACATCAACAAAATCAGTACCAACAATTGCTTCTATTGCAGTTAATGCTGAATCCAAATCTGTTTGATTTTTAGCTGCATCGAGTTCATAATAATTAACATATGGATTATGAGTAAACTCAAGTGCATCCTCTGCATCATTCACTAATACATATTTACCAGCATCATCAGTATAATCGGCTGGGGTATCAGTCAAACTAACAAAATCTGTTACGCCACCTCCACCTCCAGCAGCACGTATAGCAGCAGCACTATCAGCTAATTGGCTAAAAGTCACCCACTTTGTTAATGAGTCAGCAACTCTCGCAAAGTTACCAAGTGAATCGGCTAATTGAGTCAATGTTACCCACTTAGATACTGAATCTGCCTTCCAAGTGCTCATCGAATCTGCCAATTGTGTTGTAGTGACCCAAGTTAATAATGAATCTGCTCTAAATGTATCAAGAGAATCAGCAATTTCACTTCTAACTTCTGTAATTGTAACTCCACCAGAAGCAGCAAAAGTCATCTTTAACCATTCTGTTCCATCATACATCCAGCCATAAACACCATCAAAGGCCATTTCTCCGCCAGTTACAGTTGTTTTATTTGTATCAAGTGTAGCTAACTTTAAATATTGAACCTCTGTAACACTATCTTTTCCAACTACGAAATATTCATTGGAACCTACTTTAGCTTCAATTAAATTTCCTGTTGTTCCATCACCTGTTGATGAATCCTGAACTCTAAGCAATGGCCCAGTCATATCATAAGCACCAGGAATAGCCAATCTTGTTATAGAAACAGCAGGGGCTGTACTTGAGGCAGTCAATACTGTTCCTTGTAAAAATCCACCTGTAATCCCATATGGAGCCTGTCCATAAATGGCAATACTATTAGAACTACTTCCACCTACAAGACCGTATAAAGCATAATTATCATAAGATTCAGCCCTGATACCAATAGAAGTATTTGAAGCATTTGAGCTACCAACAAAAATATTAGGCTCAGTTTGCCCAGCAATCCAAGGAACATACATTCTATAATTAGTCCCAGGCGCTGTTGGATCAGTACTAAAGCGATAAGATTGGCTAAGCATACGAACCCAATTGCTTGCTAATCCAATTCCTCTTGCAGAATCTGGTAAAGCGCTAAAATAGAAGGTGCTTCCAGTTATATTCTCAAGAAATGGGAATATGTTTATAGCACTTCCTTTATTACCAACCTCAAACTTTGTTGTTACTCTTAATGAGTCTGTTTGGAACCCTTTTGCCTCAGCACAATCTGCTTGAAGTAATATCAGTGTAAACATTACTAAAAATATAATTGTGCCCCAAAATAAAATCTTGTTTCTTTTCATTTTTCCAACTCCTTATTAAAAATCTTCTACAAATGATGTTTTAACCGGACTTACATTCTCATCATATATGTCCGCTGTAGCAATTGTAAAATCTGTACCACTTCCATGTCCTTCTAAGTGTAGTGTCATATCATCACCAGGAAGGAAATTACCATCTAAATCAGACCAATCTCCACTATTAGCAAATGTTCCATTTCTGTCTCTATCTAAATGAAGTGTATAATTTCCTGATGTTGGTATATCAAACACGTGAGCACGCCATCTGAATTGATATTCTCCATCAATTCTTGTTTCATTCCGTGTTCTTGTACCAGTTACACCTTTTAGATAGGCAGCATAGGATGAGTTTGGCAATCTTATTCTAATTTTTCCCATTTTAGAAATCCTCAGCAAATGATGTTTTATCTGGTGTTACTGCTCCATCTTCAATATCAGCTGTTGCTATTTTCCAAGCAGTTCCAGTACCATGTCCGTTCAAGTGGTTGTCTAAATCATCACCTGAACAGAAATTTCCATTAGCATCAGACCAATCTGTATCTGTTGACCAAGATGATCCACCAGCAGCATCAACTTGAAGTATATAGTTTCCAGAAACTGCTACTTCAAATTCATGTTGTTTATAATGGGCATCATAGGTTCCAGAGTTAGTTTCACCTGATGTTCTGGTTCCAGCTATTCCAACTAACTGTGCTGAATAGCCTGAACCTGGCAATGCAATCCTAATTCTTACAGACATATCAACTCCTAACCAGTATAAGTGTTCCAAGGAAGATTATCGCCAAGATGCATACTTGCGAAATTAAAATCCCATTTTGGAATAAGATTTTCTTCCATTAATTGTGCGTTTTTCATACCTAACAGATCAATACCAAGGAATGATAATTGAGCTGTATGGCCAATATATTTATTTTTCAAGTATTGCCTTTTATCATTTCCTTGAGGCTTACACATTATACCCCAATCATAATCCTTATGTGGAATAACAAATACTTGTGGTGTTCCATATATAGCTGACTTGACCAATTCATTTTCTTGATCAAGATAGTCCCAAAACATATCAAGCTGAACTCTCATTCCATCACAATATTCAACATTGGAACCATCTCCCATTATATAATCTGCTGAAATCTCTTTCTTCCAAGATGGTGTCATAGAGGTTGCTTGTCTTATTTCTTTGTAATATCCTACCTTGTAAAGATTGACACGATCAATATAGGCTGTTCCTGTACTGGTATCATCTTCATCAAATGTCCACCAATATGGATGGAACCTTAAATGAAACTCAGTTGCATCAGCTTCATTTGGAATAGCAAACAAGAAATAGTGTGGCCTCCAAATATCCTCAAATGTTTCGCATATTTTGGCATCAACACTTTGTAAATTGACATCAGAATCATTACTTACAGCTTCAACAGTTACGTGTCCAGCCGCATCTGCTCTTGCCCAAAATGTACATAAGAACAGCTTATTTTCCAATGTTGCTCCATTGTAAGGGTCAATTTGAGCAGTTTTAACATACTCTTGAGCAGCGACATTATTGTCTTGAATCTTTAAACAATAATTGCCAAGTGGAGCTTCATCATCAAGTGTTCTTGTTATAACGCTTGATCCAACCTCAGTCCATCCAGTTGTATTATTTTCAAAGCTGGTATTAGGCAGTATTTGGTATCCATTGATTAAGCAAAAAGCATGCTTTCCTATTCCACCTACAACTTCATCATTTAAATCATCATATTCAGCCACTGTTATACCTCTTTATTTTCCAAGAATGTAATGCTTGTGTTTCTTCTTTTATAAGATAGTGTCAAGGATTTAATGAACCAATTATCAGATGAAGTCAATCCAAATGAACTAAATTTCTTCATATTGGATGTTAATAAATTTGCTTGATCAAATAATTGATATTGTTGTAATAACTTACAAACTGTCTCTACTGACCTTTTATATGTTATTCCATACTTCCATACATTCAATCCTACTAATCTTGCTATTTGTGGAAACATAATTAGATTATTATTGATTGTATTTGGCAGTATTCCATCTCTAATTATTCCTACTTTTTCTATTCCAGAAAATTCACCATCATCCCATTCTACATCTACTGCCATCACTTGCTCTTGATTCCTTACAAAGCCAATAGATTTAATATGCTTCTCATCAAATTGCTTATCAATTGAAGGTGTACCAGTGAATCTATCCTTTACTACTGTTTGAGCTTCTTCATCAGTATATACAATGTAGTTAAGAATTTGGGAAACATCATTCAATGCTCCCAATAATTTCTTATCGCCAAAGTTTGCTATTGGAAATCTTATCTTTATTTCATCCTTGTATTCCCAAAAGTAACCTCTGTTTGGCCCTGTAAAACCATAGACACCATTATTTACAACAGTTAGTCTTGTTGGAATATCCCATTCACCTGCTACTAAATCACCTAAATCTTCTACAGTCCAAGTATCTGCACTTGGATCAGTACACTTACACCTGTATAATTTTGCTGTTTTCTTCATATACTTTTTGTCTGCTGTAGCAAAATATACCCAACCATCATCTCTATTGTGAGCAAATCCGGTCGGTACCAATTCAGCATCAGTTAATTGTTGAAATGATATATTTGATATTCCTGTAGAAGTATCAAAATCATCACTATCTTCAAGACAAAATATAGAATACTGTAAATCAGCTTGATCAAACATACATCCATATATGCACTTGTCATATCTATTATATTCTATCTCAATTGGTATATAATGTTTTGAATTGGTTGGCCAATCTATATCGCTTGTCCATATCTGCCTTCTCGTTATACCAGCCCAACTAACTACAAGATTGCCTGTTCCTGTTTGCTTTATTCCGAATTGATAACCTGTACCAATTCCAGTAACTCCACTTAGTGCTGCTGTTTGATAATGCCAATGTCTTTGTAATGGGAAGTCAACCAATCCATTCCTTGCTCCAGGTGTAGCTCCGCTGAAATCATCTTCATGAAGTCCAACTGTTTGCCATGAACCATTAGCTCCAGTTTGCATTACAAATTGCTTTGCTTCTAATGTAACAGTTCCTGTTACTGTAGTTTGTAGATACATTCTACCATATTTAGATGGCAAGCTAAAATACAACCAATCATTTTGATCTAATTGTACTGATGAAGCCCAACTCATATTTATTGTATTATATGTAGCAGCACTTGAATCATAATGTACGCAAGTCATATTGGAAGGTATAAATGCTGCATCTGTTCCAATTCTTTCAGTTGTTATTTCTATTCTTGCCTCATTGGCCTCATAATCTGAATCATCCATTTGATACCAATCAGTAAGAATTGATTGGATCAAGAAATCTCTATATGGTGTTACAGCATCTTCTGGCATTTGAACTGCATCCAGTAAAAACTCTCTTGCCATAAATGTAGCATCGTCAACATTGGTATTTTCACTAAATGCTGATTGAGGCCATTGTCCACAACCCATATCTCTACCTGATTCAGTCATTGGAAGTGTAGTTCTTGGCAAATATTGATATAAATATCTTCTAATGTTATCAGACCATGCTGCTGGTGAATCTGGATACCTTTGGCCATACAATCCATATGGTGATGAAGACAGACCTGAAAAATGAACCCCAACCAATCCACCTCTTTGACCAAGTGTATGTTTAAAAGCAATATCTGCAAACAAAGCAACTGCTGTTTGTGATGATAAATAACCATAATAACCAGGCATCATAGTGAATGGCTCTGGATAATCAGGCGAATCAGTACCTGGATATACAATATTATCCATTAAAGAATCAATACCAACAAATATATCATCTGAAAGTAAATTGATATACGATATTAAATTCAAAGTCATTTGTGGAAATGGTATTATAATTGAATTAGACTTAAATTGATATGCTACTGTTGCCGTTGCATTTACATCTCCAATTGCATTGAAATTAGTAACAGTTGGAGCAGCTGTTGTCAATCCTGCTCCACTTCTAAACAAATTATAATTATCAATTAAACCATTTCCAGCTGATTGTGTAGTGACTGCTAAATTTCCACCATTATCTGTATATGTATATCTTGCTACAGGTGTAGTGTTTAAATCATCTACACGAACAAGGACTTGATCTGGTTGTTCATAATGATCTGTATTCAATATAGAATCATCTGGAACAACATCTTTGAAACCGTGTGCCAGTATAAAATATCTTGTTGCAGCATCCTCAGTCAATTCAAAATAATGTATTGATTTAATTGTATAATAATAATCAACCTCAGCTATTTTAGACCAACTTCCAGTAACACTTGATAGCATAAAGATTTGATTCTTGTAAGCACAAAAGATACTACCAGCTAAAGTCTCATTACCATCCAAACCATGTATTGCTGTAGGCATTCTTTCTTCTGATGAATAAGGTTTGCCCCAAACATTTAATGTTTCTTTTGGTAGTGTTATTAATCCAGGATATGTAGGTTCATCTGTTGTAACCCCATATCCTGACTTATCTAATATATCACTAAGTATATCAGATGCTGGAATACATTGTTTCCAATTAGCAATATTTAGTGTATCTCCATCTGTATCATCATATCTTACAATTACACTGCTCTCATAAGTGTCTTTTTCTTTTCCTAATCTGTAATTTTCACTCTTTACAGTAAACTTATCTCCATCTTGACCTTCAGCTACAACATAAGGTATTACTTGATTAAACTCTTTTTTATATGCTGTACCAGCTGTTATTTTTAACCTTACTATAAATGATGATGTTTCTATTGCTGCTCCTACCTTAGCAAGTCTGCCCCAATCATCTGGAATTGTTATATTTACTATTCCATCTTGGGACATTCCGCTGGTTCCATCTGTAACTGTTAAGGATTCAAAACAAGCTGGATCAACACCAAATGGTACAGAATATTCCCAACTCATCCTTGCTGTTAAAGAATCACCAGGTTGTCTTAAACCCTTAAATTCAATTGCGCCAAATTTAGATGGTAACACAAAATAAATAGCAATAGCTGTAGTCACATCTGGAACAACTTCAATTGGTGAATCATTTGATACATCAGTCAATCCAGTCAATGTTCCGGCAGCATATGTTTCATCAACCCAAATTTTAAAGAACTTGGTATATAGTTGTGCTATCTCTCCACTATCAAATTGTATCCCAGCTGGACCACGCCTTGCCAAACTAACTTGTTGCTTTGATACAGGATCAAAGAAAACAAATTCCTCAGCATCCTGTCTCTTAGGATAATCAGATGGCCTAAAATCACAATTAATTGTAGAACCATCTGCTGCTGTCAACGTTTGAGATGTAGCTGTACTTGACTTCTGTACCCAAGAACCTCCATCCCATTGAAAATAATCAGGGTGTTTGAATCTCAATATCCTAATTATTGATCCAGTATCTACAGAGGCTGAATTTATCTTCAATCCACCTATCTTCTGTAATTTTCCGGATGGGTGTTTATACTTTACTTTTACAACTTTTTCTTTAGGTATATTACCATCTTCATATTCATATATGCTAACTCCTGGAATCCCAGGAATATCAATTTCTTCTGTTGTCAAATCTGAAATCTTCAAAGCATAAGTCTCATTAAAGTCAATGAGAAGGCTATATGAGATAATATCTACACGCCTATTGGCTTTAGTCACATTCTTAGGATAAATTACACCAAAGAAAGTGTTTACTTCATCTGAAGCATGTCCTTTTATGTTCATTTGAAATTTGACGAGAAATTTGTTCTGAATCGCAATAACAACAGTATCATCTGCTTCAATATCACCAGACCAATCTTCATCTATCTCTAATTTATCAGATGATACTGTTGGTGTCTTTATCTTAGCTTTGTTTTCTCTTTTGTTTCCATCTATGATATCAACATAATATTGCTTTAATAAAGCATTGGTGTAGCCTGATAAATCTTCATTGAATGTAATTTCAGTATCTGTTCCAACCAAAGAAACAGAACTAACAGACAACAACAATGAATCTTTATAAAGAAATTGTGGAGAGGATGAAGAACCAGTGAGATCAAACTGGTCTCCATCATCCAACAATGAGAAGTTAAATTGAAAAGGTCTCAACTTACCAAATGAATCAACTTCATAATTCTTTCTAATGTCTCCAACAGATTGTTTCAATATATAATCTGTAGCATCAAATTTAAGAAATACAAAGTCATTGCCAGGTGTATTCTTTACACTGTAATCACCAGCTTCATCAAATGTCAATGTAGTCTTATTATCAGCATCAACAAATGTAACTGTAGCAAGTGTAAACTCTGTATTCAAATCCTTAGTTGACAACAATACATTATCATCAACAGAAAAGAAATCAGAAGCATCACCTGCTATTTTAATAGAACCAGCAGCATAATCTGTTATAGCACCAGGCCATTGTTTGTATAAGAATAATTTTAATATTGTTGGAGATGGAGCATTGGACTCTTGATCTCCAACAAAATCAGTACTTACAGTAATCATTAGTTTGTGAACCTTTCATCTATAACTTCACCAAGGGATTCTTTGAATCTTCTTTCAGCAGGTCTGATGATTCTCTCATACAACATATCTTCTGAATCTTGATCACCTGTTATTATAGCACCCTCAGCATTAAAGTTCATTTCCATTTCCACTTTAAGTGTTTGTGGTTGTTTTGAGCTTTCCGGTTCAACTCTTGATGCTCTATCTCCACTCACTCCAGCACCTTGATTTGCTGTCATTGAGTTGAATAAGTCACCAAGATAATCTCCATATGATGCTCTGTGTATCTTAGCTGGTACATTCATATCCCTATCAGCAAGACTTGGTACAATTGTTTCACCTGTATGAACCTGTAATAGACCAGACTTTTGTACCTTACCACCTGTATTGGCTCTATCAATAGCTCCATAAGCCCAGTGTTCCAGCGCTCTCAATCCAACCATTGCTCCACCCCATTTAGCTATTCCTACAGGATTGTTCCAATTCACAAGCAATTGAGCCTTAGCATATGCCATATAACCATCTATGGCTGCTTTTACCATAGTTTTCATAGCATCTTTATAAGTGCGTGTTTGGCCTTGTAGTGATTTGCCTGCTGCTGTAGCCAATTCATCCATGGACAATCCCATGAAGTCTTTATACTTGTCCTGTCTTGCTTTTTTCTTCTTGTACATATCATTATCAACAGCATCGATCATATTCTGAATCTTCAACCACATTTCAGTATTCTCTTTAAACATTGATTGCTGTTTTACCAAGAATGCTCTATAATTTTCTAACTGTTGATCATACATCAATGAATCTTGATCCAGTCTGTTGAGCATCATCTCTTGGCGGTAGTTCTCATATTCAAAATCAATCTCTTTTTTATTGTTGCTGTATTCTTCTTCAAGTTGTGATGATTTAGCACGATACCATTCATCAACTTCAAGCTGAGACAATCTACCATCCAATACCTGTTGTTGTCTCTTGGCAAGTTCAGCATCCAATGAAATTGATCTCTGTTTGTAAGCAGCATCTTCAATTGCTTGCTCTCTTTCCAATGCTGTCTTTGTACCTTCTCCCATAGCAGCAAGTGCTGCTAACTTATCAGCTAACAACTCATCACTCAATCTGGCATTCTCTTGATTTTGATTAGCTTGTAATTGGTTAACTTCATTATTTCGCTGTTCTTCCAGTGTAAGCTGTCTTTCTTTGTATTCTCTTTCAACATCTTCTCTATCAAGATAGCCTTGTTTAACTTTTTCCAACTCTTTTGCTTTGCTTACTTTTAACATTTCAAGTTGGTGATCAAATGATTCTTCCAGCTTGGTTCTTTCTTTTAAATCAGCATCAAGAATAGCATCAGACTTCATTGATTGAGTCTGTTGTACTAAATTAAGCAACATTTCACGACGTTGTAGCTCGTGTTGTCTGTTGATATTCTCTGTTTGTTTTAAATAAGAGGCTTCAACTTCTGCTGTAGATGCTCCAATATCTCTTGCTGTCTGCATCGCTCTGCGCTTCTCATCATTCAATTGAGCTATTCTAACAGCAAGTACATCTTGTGATTGCTTAGTGAATAGACCTAATCTAAATTGGGCCATTTCATTTTCATATTTCTCATCATTGACTTTTTGTTTCCTTGCCAATGCTGAAGCAATCATCTCTTTTGCTTTGGCTTCATCTTTACCGGAATCAATAATTTTAACAAGGGTATCTTTTCTCCACTGTTCTAACTCTTGTTGTCTCAACTTTCTTCTATCAGTGATTCCAGCAACAGCAATTTCATGTTCCAACCTTTGTTGCTTGACTAAATCAGCCCTTTCAATTCTGTCTGTTGGAAATTCTCTATCTTCCAACTCTTGAGTGATTTTTCCCTCTGTATCCAACTGTCGATCTAACAGTTCATTTAATAATTTTCTTTTATCAACAAGCTCTTGACTCATTTCAGCTGTTTCATTAGTAACACCAAGAATAGCAACAAGGACATCATCAACACTATCAAGAACTCTCTTTCTTTCAGCATCGGCAGCTGCCATTGTAACAGATGCTTCACTTGATCTATTTTGTATCTTTACTCTTTCAGCTTCATTAAAGGCAATCTGTTCAATGATATCACCTTGTAACTTCAACACCTTATTGTTACCGTCAGTAGATGAAGCAATCTTTTCAGTCAACTTTTGAATATCATAATAATTTGGATGTAACTTGCGCAGTGATTGATTCATATCAAGTGTACTCATTACAATATTGGCCATATCTTCATCAACAGCTAATAAATCAACCTCTAATTCCTGTACAGCCTCTGTTGATTTATCAATACCAGCACGGAATGAATTGGCAGCACCTCTACCTTTTAATAGAGCCATTATATCAAAATCAGTCAATTCCTTTTCAAGCTCTTTTACTCTATCCCTCAACTCAGCAATATCTGTACCAAGTTTTATTTGCCTCATTCTTTTTTGTGTTGCCTCTAACTCTGTCAATCTGTCATTGGCAAGTTTTCCTTGCTCTTTTACAGCGGTGAGTGATTCAGAGTATTCTTTTGTTTCATCAACAAGATTAGGAAATTCAGTATTAATGTCCTTCACAACCCTGTTCATTCTATTCTGTTGTGTTTCGTTCAACTTACTCTTTTTGGCAAGTTCATCATATGAGTTAGCAAGATTTCTTACATTCCTTTGCTCTTTTATCCTTGCATTCAACACATTATTGTAGTCAGCAAGCATTGACTGGCGTTGTCTTTTTTCTCTCTCTTGGGCACTTATCAGATAAATCAATCCACCTGTAAGAGCTATAACAGCGGCTGATACAGCCAATAGTGGAGCAACTGAACCTCCAATTAATGTTAAAAATATTTTAAATCCTGCTATCATTTTAGGTAATTGTGCTAACAACATTAAATTGGCAGCAACTACAACTCCCATAACGGCAGCAAGAGCATTGAAACCAACAATTGCTTTTTGGACAAAACCAGGAAGTGCAGCGAACCAAAGATTCAATTGTCTGAATGATTCAATCACTGCTCTAACAGCTGGAGCCAAAACTGATCCAACTATAATAGAGGATTCTTGAAAAGCACTTATCATCAATCTCCAAGAACCTCTTAATGTATCAATTTGTCTCTGTTGCATATCGGCAGCTTTTGTAGTGTTAGTGATATTTTCTTCCATAGCTTTCATTGTATCTGTACTTGCTGTTAGAAGAATATTCATAGCATTTACAGACCTAACACCAAAGATTTGAGCCATCTTGTCAGCATTCTCAGCAGCACCAGCATTAGCATCCTCAAGTGCTCCTATAATATCAACCAACCCTTTTACAGATGGGTCTAAATCTTTTGCTTCCAATCCCAAATCCTGCATCGCTTGTCTTGCTTGTCTGGTTGGCTTTAACAACCTTGTAAGAGCCATCCTTAACTGAGTACCAGACATTGATGCTTCAAGACCAGAATTAAATAACAATGATAAAGCAGCCACTGTACCTTCAATCTCATAATTAAGATTTGAAGCAACAGGGGCAATATATTTCATAGACTCTTGTAACTTGAGCATTGTAGCTTGAGATGTACTGATGGCTGCCGCAAACACATTTGTAACCCTGCTTGCTTGATCAGCATCTAAATTAAATGCCCTCAAGGTTGACACCACCGTGGCTGTAGCCTCAGATAAATCATATTGGGTGGCAGCGGCAAGAGCTAAAATTGGCTCCAGTGAAGAAAAGATTTGTCTTGTGTTATAACCAGCAGAAGCAAGATAATACATAGCATTACCAGCTTGTGTAGCTGTAAACACTGTTTCTTTACCCATCTTTCGGGCAAAGCCTTCAAGTTTCTTCAACTCTTGAGATGTTCCACCAGTAACAGAAGCTGTGTTAGCAATGGATTGCTCTAAATCAGCAAAAACCATCAATGCCTTAGTTCCAGCACCAATAGCTACAGCTGATACACCTGCTAACATCTTAGCACCTTTAGCAAGATCAGCTGATGTTTGTTTAACTCCAGCACTTAGTCCCTTAACAGCACTAAGACCTTCTCTCAAATCGAACTTGAATTGTTTTAAGTCTGCTCTGACCCCAACAACAAGCTCTGCCACTGTAAAACGCTTTGCCATATCTAACTCTTTCTAATTTTTCTTTTTCTTTACAATGTTGAAAAGTCCTGATTTAAGAAAGTCTTGTGGTGTTTTGGCAGACTTCTTAATTGATTTTACAGAACTTCCATCAAAAGAATTAGGCTTGTTGTCTTCTTTTTCTTCTTGGGCCTTTTTAATTACATTTTGTTGTCTTTTATGATAGTCCTTTGCTCCAGTCATTAACAATCTTACTTGTCTTGGTTTCAAAGAAGCTACATAATCAATTGTCCAACCATATGTACTACAAAGATGATGGAAGAGTATTAACCACGAAAACTTACCTCCATCATCTTGAAATTTCTTTGTGAGTTCAGCATACTCTTTTTTTGCCATATTGTATTGAGCACGCTTTAATTCATATCTAACTTGCTTCTCAGGTGTAAGAGCAGCAAATTCATCCATTGACAGAACTATGAACTTGTCGATTTTTTTTTAGCTTCCTCAACAATCTTTGTCTTTTGTTTAATATCATCCATGCCAATAAGGAAATCATTCAAGTCAAGCATAATTTTTAAGATAGCTGGGAAAGCAGCATATGTAACAATCTTTCTCAACTTCTCTTTGGTGATATCATCATTATAATCCTTTACACCAAGATAGATAATATCAATCATTGCAACTTTAAACTTCTCATTGCCAAGCAACTCTGAATCATCCAAAGAATCAGCAATCTTGTAAAACTTATCAATCATCTTATTCAATTGATCCATCTCATCAAGTGAGCAAGCACCAACACTCAAAATTGTACCTTTGATTGACACTTTCTTTACTTCGCCAACTATTGCTACTAAATCATTTGTTTGATCATTTTCCACAATTAACTCCTTTTGTTTCTTCTCTGCTCTACAAATTAATTAAATATGGCGACCCGACCAGTTAAGCCGCCATATGGTTGACATATTACCATATGTCAGGGAAATATCTACGAGACATCTTCAAGGATGATTGTGCCAACTGAACCAGCCGTGTTGGCAAATGCTTGAAAGTCAAAATTTGGTATCTGATGACTATCTCGTGCCCAACCAAAAGATAACTTGGTTGAACGACACTGGACCAATGTGATCCTGAATGTCTTATTGTCTGTGCTCATATCCAATTGAACCTGGAATGCAGTTGGGGATGTAGTATCTGTGATAGAAATTGCACCATAATTGCTTGCTGTGCCACCTAACAACTTGGAGATACCAAGTGCGTTAAGATCGGCAAATTCCGCATTACCAGATACTGTCCCTGTATGCGTCCGTACATCTACAGGATACAAGGCTGAACCTGCATACAACAATGCTTGCTCGAAACTGAAATCAATAGTAACACCTTGCATGTATCCAAGTGTTACATTGTCAAGCCGCATAGTTGCCAATCCAAATTGAACTGACATGCGATTCTCCTTTGTTACAGATTGCTGAGTGTGAAATCGTAATTAAGTGTTCCAGCCAAGAAAACATTCTCACCATCAGGTAGAAAATATTTATCAGTTCTATCAAATAGCCTCATTGCACTAATGTTACAATTGGCTGCTATTACAGCAGGATTGGCATTTAGCAAGTGATCTATTCTACTGGTACACTTTCTACAAGATGTGGAATATTTAGATATATCAGTTGGATACCACACCTTTATAACAACTTCACCATGCTCCGCAGGAAGTGTAACTTCATCTTCCCCAAATGCAACATCAATTGTCACATGCGGAGTTTTGCTACCTTGAATAGCAGTGTTGCCTTGGAAGATTTTATCACCAACAAAAGAGTGAACATTGTCACCCTCTGTGTTATCTGCTTTTAATATAGCAGTGATGGCTTTTAATATTTCTAAATCATAATGTATCATACTGATATGAAACCTCTGCTTATATCACGTTGGACTGCTTGTTGTATCATCTTTTCGATCAATTTCATTCTTCTTTTAATGGCAACCAATAAAAAAGGTCTTGGAGCCATCTTGTGTGTTCCTTCGTGAATATAAATAGCGTGTTTTACTGTGAATGTTCCGGCAACTCCATATATCTCATCATTGTTTCTTTCTTCAATTAAAGCAACTATGCCTTCATATAGCTCACCTGTATCATATGCTTTCATTGAACCTGTAAGGACTATTTTTCTTGCCTCAGCCCTGATCATCTTTACAGCTGCTTCAACAGCTTTAAATGTGGCTGACTCCATATTCCTTGATACTTTTCTGAAAGCAGACTCAACAGCAGAAACACCAGATACTGTTATTTTAGCCTTTACATTGGGAACTCTTAAAAATGATGATGGAGCAATTCCTGATACTTTTGATAATGACGCTGCTCCACCTGTTCTACCAATGCCTGCTCCAGAGACACGTCTTGGCATTAGAAGTCCTCAGCAAATGATGTTTTGACTGGGGTTACTGCTCCATCTTCAATATCATCTGTTGTAACCAATCTTGGATGATTTGGATCAACATGACCTGGTATATTTGGCTGACTATAATCGTTGCTTATTATTTCATAGCAGTGAACTTGTTGGTGGTCAGATTCTCCACCAGGTCTAATAATTACTTGGGTCACTTCAAATCTTCTACCTATTTCATCAATTAATTTATCACCAATACTAATAATAATTTCATCATAACTATCACTTGAATGATTTAAAAAAACAATATTATCTGTCTTTCCAATAACTCCAGATTCTTTTATTTGCGCTCCTTCAGATAACTTTCTATTCCTTGCTATCCTACACTTAACGCCAATATATTTAACTTGAGTATCAGATGTTACATCTCCAAATTCGTCAGACTCTTGTGGTTGAGTAGCTTCTGAATAAACAGTTATTGTGCTTGGAAGTTCACTTAATTCAATCATAACAACCCTTAATAACGTGGTTTGGTTCCAAGTTCTACATAATTAGCATAATTACTTTTGAGACCAGGCAACATTGACATTACATATGTATTTGTTGCCAATAGGCTTTGAGCGACTGTTCCAATTTTCTTCCTGTAATCAGCCATTTCAATCTCAACAGCATCATTGATATTTTGAAATGTTTTCTGAAATGTTTTATATAATTGACTTGCCCATACATTGATAAATCCTTGGATGTCATCCGGTATTGATTCGTAACCATAAACATAAGCTACACTAACCATTGCTGGACCAACTGTAAATGTAGTTATGCGCCTTAACAAATTAGATGCTTCAATTGTTGGAGCTATTTTTACAATACCACAAGTGTAATCAACTACAAAATCTGTGTTCTCAACTAAAGCAGTTACATTATCATCATCCCTTACATTATCTTTCAATTCAGTAAAAGTGATAACAGGAAAATTCTTCAATATCAGAGTTGCTTGATTATTACCAATATCGTGTAACTCTGGTGATGATGTTGATATTGTATGCTTCTCAAAATCACTATTGAACACAGAAAGCAGCATTGTTTTTACAAGCTGCTCTGCTATTGCTTTAAATTCAGTTGATACTGTGCTTGAATCATCTTTTAAAATTTTGTCCCATTCAATATAGGCCATTATACATAACTCCATTAGGTTTCATACAGTGTAAATATATTAAAAATATTTGTAATTTAAAAGTATTATATCTAAATATTACTTTTTAAGTTATGTAATTTCATTGTGTATAATAATCTGTCTCTAACCTTCTTTGCCCCTGACAATTTGAACCCTCCACTCTTGTATATCTTCACAGCTTTCTCATTGTCCTTGAATACAGTCAAGATGATACCATATTTGGGATACAACTTTTTTACCTTTGACAAAGAATCTCTGAACATTATCTTTCCAAGACCTTTACCCCAAAATGTAGGTGATAGTTTGTAACCAATCTCAACCTCTTTTTTATTTCTATCTACAATTACATTATAGAACCCTATGATCCAGCTTCCATAATACATAACATAGATTGAATAATTTCTATCCTCTAACATCTTGTTGTAATGCTCTATATGTTGGAGATAATTTATATCACCATCGCAAATCAACTCTTTCCTTACCAGTGGATTATTCCTGATCAAATAAACCATCTTTATATGAGTTGAATCAGCTTTTTTATATTTTATTGCTTTCACATTAATCACCACATATTGTATTGACAGCTTCAATCACTCTATTTATATCTGAATCTGACATCAACAGGTGACACGGCAATGTTATTAACTCTTCCCAAATATCATTTACAATCCAAGTTGATGGATCAGATGGATAATCTATTGTATTATCTTTAAATGGTTTAAATTGATAATTAGGAATATAGTGTACTCCAGGATGTATGTTAAATTCACTTTTCAATCTTTCAATTACAATATCTCTATTGCAACCTTTAGGGACTTGATATATTGCCATATGTCCAGATTGATACCCTTGATTTCCAAGTGGCTTTATAAAGCCATTAACAATCCCTTCTCTGTATTTTTCCCGTATCTCTCTGCGCCTTGCATTATCTTTATCAAGTGTTTCAAGACCGCCAAGAAGTATTGCTGCAGTAAGGTCATTCATATGATACTTCCAACCAAGTTCATCTACATTGTATATCCAACTATATTTATTTCTACCCTTGGTTGCAGTTCTTGAAAAGGTATCTTGACTTATACCTAACCATCTCAACTTTTTCGCTCTTTTATAAACATGTTCATTATTTGTAACAAGAGCACCGCCATCAGGTGATGGTAGATTCTTTACAGCATGGAATGAAAATGTGTTGAAATCACCATATGAACCAGCCATTGAACCATCAAAATGTTTTGCTCCGGCACAATGGGCATAGTCATTTATTAAAGTTATTCCACACTGTGATTCAATCATCTCCATAATTGATGGTTCCATAGCTAAACCACCAAAATGAACATGAACAGCATATCTTGGAAGAACATTTGCCTGACTATAATGGAATTTAATTCTATCAAGATATATTTCAGGTGATTGAGTAAGTGTAGCTGGGTCAACATCGCAAAATTCTGGACGAGCACCCAAATATTGTATAGCAGCATTAGTGCTTACAAATGTTAATGGTGTAGACATAACTCTGTCTTTAGATTTAACTCCAGCACACTTTAATGCTATATGTAGTGCTGATGTAGCTGAATTAAGACCTACACAATATTTTGCTCCGCAATATTCAGCAAATTCTCTTTCAAACTTCTCTGTTACCTTACCAAGTCCAATCCATCCATCAGCCATAACTTGATTGGCAAGTTCAATTGATTTTTTATTCAGCTTTGACTGGAATACATAAATCGGCTTTGACTCTGCGTTTACTTTCATTACTTAACATCCTTTCAGCATCTTCTTTTGTAATCTTCCTGCTTATGAATATTTTCCATCTATCTACTATTGTAATTGTATCAACAGTCAACCCTACAGCTTCGTGCCAACCAACCATAGTTTCATTGTCAATACTGATCCAATAATGATCTTTGTAGGGTGATCTACCGTGTGGAACTGAAACAATCACCCTACCTTTGTCTGAAACCAGCTTCTCCATATTCTTCAAAGCAAGCACTGGTTCAGTTAAATGTTCCAAGACCTCGCAACATGTAACCAAGTCATAATTGTCTTGGTGCTCCATATCACTCATATCAATAGGCTTTGTTATGTCAGAAACCTTGATATCAATATCAACATTGGTTTCTTTCAACCTTGTTTGACCTATTTCTAAACCAACTTTTGAATGATCAATGTTTAACATATATCTATCTTTGAAATGAAAATTTCTTTTCTCCAATAGAAATGCTATCACACAAGTGCCGGCACCTACATCAACCATTTTATCGTGCTTGAATGAAAAGATTAAATCACAAATCTTCTCATACATATTCTTATGTGGTGAATAAAGGATTCTCTCTGGCTTTCCAAGTCCTTTATACTTTTCATCCCAATATGGAGGTGTATTGATATTCTTTCTTTTAGGCTTCATCTTTCACTTCCTTCCAAATTTCCAACAACTGTTCAGACCTATTATAATATGAATGTTTACTTTTTACAAGTGTTCTTCCAGCCATTCCAATTTTTCTTGCTTCTGGTTGATTTTTCAATACCCATCTAACTGTTTCTATACATTGATCTACAGTTTTAAAGACAAGTATGTTTTGTTTGTGTTTAAAGAAATTATTTATACCAGCATACGTATGACAGACATATGGAACTCCTGTAGACATTGATACCCAAGTTCTATTGCTGGTATAATTCTTTATGTCATTAAAAGCATTTATTCCAAGAATACACCTACCTGAATTAAGAAATCCAGTCAATGAACCTCTATATTTTGGACCAACATATTCCATTCCACTGAATGAAGTCCAATTTCTACCACCTGCTATACCAAGTTTAAAGTTTTTAGATAATCCAACTAAACATTGATGTCTAAATTTAGACAAAGGGAATCTTGTTCCATAGTGACCACCGGCAAATACTACATCAAATTTCTTATCTACCTTTACATTTTTGAATGTATTAGCATCTGTTGCTGTGTGATACTCATATATCTTTTTCACTCCAGCATCATAATATTGACTCCACTGTTCATCATGATTGTTATTTATCAATATAGCATCAGAAACTGAACCAAGTCTAACAGTTTCATCTTGTATTCTACCTCTTTGATCTCCATTGAAAATGAAAACCTTGCAATTAGGGAATATTGATTTCACTCTCTTGATGATCATTGGTGAAATTACTTCACCTTTGTTGACAAATATTAAATCAGGTCCAAATTCATATACAGCTTTGAACAATTCATTGTTCATATTCATATAATCTGTTTTAGAATATGCTCTGTAATCAAATATTCTTACATCAAAGTGGCGTTTGAAGCCAGTTTCTCTAAATTGATCTGATACCCAATTCCCTGTAAATGTTCCAATATACAATAATTTAGGCTTTACCATCAATCTTTACCCTTCTCTCTGATTCTGAATTCAATGTACTCTTTGTAATTGTCCCTTTTGTTCATAGGGTGATCAACAGTATCAATATGCTCCACACCTTTGTAAACTTTTCCATCAATTTTATCTATCCTTACAAATGGAAATTCTGAATTACTTATTCTCTTATTCAAATGATAAGCAGCAAATCCCATCTTCTTACCATTTGGTATTCTGAATCCATTCATTGACAAAATAACTTCTTTATCAAGCATCCAATTACCTGGAGGTGATCCTGTTATATAGTGCAATTCATATTTGCCAAACAAATATGCTTCTTTGAAAATCTTTTCACTATACTTGCCTTTATCAAATGGATGGTAATTTGATAAAACAGCAATTCTTGTATGCTTCTTTACCAAATGATTCCAACAATTAAACATATGTTTAAAATAGTTCTTATCAACATAATACATATCATCATCTGATATAATGATACAAGTATTCTTGATAAGCTCCAATCCTTTATTCCTTGCTTCAGCTATTCCAACATTAGAAGCATTGTCAAAGAATTTACCACCATTCAACTTATCATTCTTGTAAAGGTCTGTCAAGTATTCTCTTGTTCCATCTGTAGAACCATTATCCCAAATATTTATTGGAACTTTCAATGTTTGATTCCATACAGATTCTAAACAAAGTTTTAAATACTCAAGCCTATTGTAAGTGAGTATGAATAATTCTGGTTTAATTATAACCATACTATTTTATCCTTTGCCTTGTTGCCACTCTCTGGTATCTTCAATTGATCTGTACCAATAACACTATCAGCAATAGAGTCCATAATCTTTTTAGCTCTATTGGCATATGTATGTTTATAGGCAAGTGTTCTACCTTTTTTGATTATCTTAAAGCACTCAGCCCTATCATCAAGAACTTCCAAGCACTCTTTTAATGTTGCTACACTATCATATTGTAGAACATAATCACCAAACATCTCTGTTGTTCCGGCATTCCTTTTGATAATTGGCATACCACCAGAGGCAAATACATCAAATATCTTCATAGGTACAAAACCGTGTTCTTCCATCTCAGGATGACCATCAATTATTACAGCTTTTGAAGTTCTGTAAAGCCTATCCAAATCATCATATGGGTAATACTTATCAACATACCATTCTTTTGGAAATTGATTGTATTTATCAAATTGATCCCACTTGTGACCCCAAACTTCCATTCTCAATTCTTTACTTTCCATCCAAGACTTGAGTGGTTTCAATAATTTGATCACTTCTCTACCATATGGTGCTCCAGCACCTCTTGCATTTGCTACCATAGCGATTCTTTTATCTCTACCATATGGAAGATTAACTGGAGTTGTAAAATTTGTACAACTGTAAAGTGGTTCATCTTCTACAGTATGATGAAAACCTTCTTTAATGGTTTCCAAATATTGTTTTGATAAACAGAAGATATGATCATATCTTGCCGCTTCCTGTTGAGAGAATTTTTCTGGATGAGAATAGAACCACACTACATTGTAAGATAATGGATTGTAGTGATATGGTCTTTTCTTTCTAAAATTAAATGGTGAACCAAACAAGTAAATTGTTACATCAGCCTGATCCAATTCTACATCAGTGACACAACCTAACTTCTCTAACTCCTCTGCCAATCTTACTTTCACCCAATGATCACCCCAACAAGCAAAAGTCCTTTTGTCAACATCAGACCAAGATGCTATATTCACCTTCCAACTAAGATAAGGCTTGTCACTTTCATAATTAACACTCAATGGTGTATCTCTTGGCTTGAACACTTCCTTCTGAATCTGTAAAGGATGAATGACCATCTCATTTTGTACAATGTTCTTTGAACCACCAATATCATCTTGTTCAAACTTTGCTTTCTCTATCATTGGTACAACAAAGCTCTTACCAGAATCAAGTTCAATATCGTGTGTAAAATTCTTACCTTCTCTTTTGATCACTTTATCCATTGTAACCTCTGATGTCTTTTAGTTTATAATAATAGTGTTCTTTTAATACTGTTGGCAAATCTTTTCTTGAAAACTTCACTGAACCGCTTGGTGTATCTTGTGTTGGTTGAGTTTTGTCTCCATCTTTCCAATTTTTGTATCTATTCTTATCGACAAAATTCTCAATCTTTCTGGCACCATAATATTTTAATTTTTCATCCACTCTTTCATTTGTTCTGGCATATCCCATATGGTAAATATGATCATTTTTCCAAACATAATAATTGTAACTGTTCTCATCAACCTTATTTCCGGTTGCCTTGTCAACAAAAAAGTTAAATGAACTGATATGCCTGAATGTTTCCCTCCATCTCCACACTCTTGGATGCTTAGTTGACCACTTACCTCCAGAATCTGTGGCTACTATACCAAAAGATGTCCAAAAATGATGAAAAGGCATCCTAATTACATCAATATTTTCATTTTCATCCAAGAATTTAACAATCTTAGTTACAGTTTCAGGTTTCCATATCTCATCAGCATCCATCTTTATATAATATTTGGCTCTGACTCTTTTGGCTATCTCGTTTTGCATCTCAATTTTGTTCTTCCAATAGCCTTTTCTTTTCATAACTATTTTTATTTTCTTGTCTGGATCATACAATTCATCATTTATAATGGCATCAAATGTACCATCTATGGAATGGCCTGAATTATTGGAGCAATGTTTCATGTTACCGACTGCTCCTTCAACAATGATTATTTGATCTACAACGTCATAGACTGATCTGATTACACTATCAAGATAATCAATACAATTGAACGCTAAGATTCCAATAGCAACTTTCGGTTCATTCTTGATTGGTAGTAATTTCAAGAATTGCTCCTTTGTAACCTCTGGTGTAGTTAAACCTGTAGTTGGTTTATTAACAGGCTTGTAGCTTTTCAACATTGTAAATATCTTTATAGCAAAATTTTTCTCTGTTTTAACATATGATATTTTATCACCATACACTTCCCTTAAAACAGGTAAATCATATGCTATACAAGGTACATTGAAATATAGAAATTCTTGCGGTGGCATTCCATAGCCTTCAAATTTTGAAGGTACAATACCAATCTTTGATTGTGACAGGATTTTGTATTTCTTCTCATCATTTATTCCAGTATCAAATAAGTCTATTTCGATTTTATCAAACGTATTGACAAAGTCAAAATTAGTCAAATTTCTACCAACAATCGCCACTCTTATTTTGCTTTTAAGCATTTTATTGAGCAACTTGAATATAGGTGCAGGATTCTTAAATTCAGCAATTCTGGACAGCATTACCAAGTCGTAAATTTTGGTTGCCTTTCTACTTTCTGGTGTATCTAAAAATCTGTCTGCTACATTTTTATTAAAACAAGGATATACATACCCATATTTACCATCATCTGAACCTAACCACTTTTTCAAATACTCCATACTTGTTTTTGATGGAGTAATTCTCATATCAGCATGGACAATTGTTCTTTTGAAATTTGCCCAAAATTCCTCTGTAGCATCCACTCCATCTCTAAATTCAGACACATAATTTGGGGATTCAAACATGTAACAGTAAAATGGCAATCTGAATTTCTTAGCATACTCGTGGGCATACTGGGCAGATACATTTGGAATACCAATTACTAAATCAAATGGATTTTTGTTGTATGATTGTAACCAATTAGGATCAACTACAATCTTTACATTTCCAAAACCTGAATATGATTTGAAATCATTTACAAATGGAGGCTTTTTATCAGTTACCAGAGTTACCCCAAAGTGTTCACCAAGCAATACTGCTTGTTGAAATATAGAATATCTACCACCTGTATAATGGTGTAGCATATCCATAAAGATAACAATGTTACTTTTTTCTTTTATTGTAGGGTGAAATTCTCCAAATCCTACTTCATTTTCATTAGGGATTTTCAAGAACATAGGAGATGATGCCAGTGATAGCAAGTTTTGTATCTCAGTTCTATTTGATTTGTTGATAAATTTTTTGGTAAGTGTAATAGAGAATATCTCATCATTGTTGACAAGATTAACTCCATCATTTAAAGGTTGATCCTTTTGGCCCACATGTGAGGGGAATTTATCCGGTTGTGCTTCTTTTCTTGCTTCATCATCTATTAAATTCTTGCTGGGGTATTCCATCTTCTCTCCAATCTTCTCTACTTAAAAAAAATAAAAGCTGGAAGCCAGTAATTAAACCGACTTCCAGCAACCACTCCCACGGAGGCACCACAGGAGATAATCAATACAAATTACGACCAGGTGCTTGGAGCATCAAGATCATGAATTTGGCAGAGCGCATCCTGGTGCTCTACCTTCATGTCTGCACGCTGGCTGATAACAACTCTACGTGCATCATATTCAATGATGTCTTCTTTACGCAATTTGATTTTCCGACGATCACCAATTACAGGGTTGGAAATATGGGTACCAACAGCATACTGATCGGTACATTTATCACTATTAATAACAGTGATTTTTCCATACAGTTTTCCAAATTCACCTGTGTGGATTGTTGCGGATGGACCATACTTGTCCACAGTTACCAATTTGGAGTCATCGAGCAATTGATTCGCTGACCAAGGATTCATATACAGTACGATATTACTCATTGTACGGCCATATTTTCCAAGGTTGTACAGCAATTGACGCACCAACTGAGTTGACATTCCTGCTCCACCTGCATCGACACGGTTAGCAGCACGATTGCCCTGAGACAATGTACCTACAATATCACCAGCAAGTGTAAGGATGCCATTCCAAGCCAAACGATGGTCTTTGGAATACCAGTTACCATCTGTAGCAACAGATGGAGAAAGTGCTGTGGCGGTATGTGTTCTATCACCTACCAACATTGTTTCTTCCTCAGCTTCAGCGAGGCCAGCAACGAAATGTTGTTCAATAATAGAGTCCATATCCTGATTGGCATCCTCGAAAACCTCTTCAGAGGCTTTGATTTGCGCCATGAATTTGCGTGCGGTCAAACGCACAGTTCCGGTGGTGATAGTTGTTTCAACAGCTTCTTGTGTAAGCTCTGTTGATTCATAATACACCGTTGGGCCGGAAAGAATCTTTGGGTAATCAAATGTTTTACCAGGCATATTCACAACACGGTGAATTTGTCTGAAAACATTTTTATCCCGAACAAGGTCAATGAAAGTGTTGGCAAGCGGAGTTGGCAAAAAATCGCCACCTTCACCACCAGCAGTTGTCAGGGCTTTGTTCAGAGCATCTTGTAGTGAGCCTAAATCTGGCATAATTCACTCCATGAAAACTTGATTGATTTATAGTCGTGCTGGTTTACACCAGAAAGTTCTAACTAAGAACACTGCGAAAATGATTCGTCAATGCACTCTTTTGTACCTTCTCAGGTACGTTTTTCCAGTCTTCACTGGAAACGGTGTCGAGGTTGACTTCAACAGCGCCATCAACTTCATCTGCTGATTTCAGAAGTTTGTCACCGGAATAAACAAGAGATTTACGGCCACTACCAAGATGTTTTTCAAGTGTCTCTGTAACACAAGAAACAACTTCATCTTCTGTAAGGGCTTTTGGCTCATCGTTACCCTGAGATTTGTTCAGTTCAGCATCACTATCAACATCTGTATCAGCTGATTTATCCAGGTCTTTGTCTTTATCACTTGCTGTATCACCATCTGCGTCAGCATCGGCTGATTTAGCAATATTGATTTTTTCAACTACACTGGTAGTGATAGTTTTGGCAAATTCGGTAAGTGTCGCTGTAAGTTGATCAGTTGTGACATATTTAGCCAAATCTTTATCGTCACCATCAGTTGACTTATTGTCAGCATCAGTGTCTTTGGATTTGTCCAAATTTTTGTCTTGATCAGCACTTGCATCGACAGACTTATCCAAGTCAGCATCGGTATCAGTTGCTTTGGAATCATCATTGTTAGCTACCATTGAGCTAACTACACCTTTGACAAGTTCCTCGACAGTCTGATTAATTTCAGTGCCTTTTAATTTTTTAGACATATCGGTATCACTCCATATTTTCTAAGGATAGTGATTTTAGCGTAACAACAACTTGGCGGGAAATAACTTCTGACAATGTTTGAATGGCATCAACCAATTGCGCTGTCAATCCTTTTATGTCAGCAATCTTTTCATCTGTATCTTGCCAATCATTCAATGCTACAAACTCTACATTGGTTTGGAACTCCCAGAGTATATCATTCAACTTAACTCTGGCCTCACGTGCTTCAACAGCTTCTGTGATTGTAGAGGTCAATACTTTACGGAAATCAACAAAGTTGTAATCAACTTCTGACAAGCCAAGTTTTCCTCTGACTTTCTTCAAGAAATTAAATACACGTTCATCATCTTCCATTGACGCATCATTGAATGCTTTGTCAAGCAAGCCATAGTGGACTTTATTCAATCCAGTATCACATTTGTACATATAAGGATATTTCCATTCTTCCCTATTGTCTCCAGTTGCTTTAGCAAAACATGATCTTGGTAAACTATTGATATCAACATCTTTAGGTTGGCTTTCGCTTAATTTCTCAAACTTATCCACAGCTTTCTCGAAATCAAGCCAGAACACTTGTTCATCTGTTATTTCATCTTCAACAACAGCATTAACTACCTCATCAAGATTGTCAACATTGATTCCGGCACTTTTTGCAAGGTCAATGTAATCTTGATCAACTTCTGTTGAAGCGAAAAATGAATCAGGTGAAAAAGTTTTCTTGAACATTGTTACATCAGTTCCTTCAAGAGCAGGTACTGGTACAACACTTACTTCATAAATATCTCCATCAATAATCTGACGGACAAACTTTTGAAGCGTTTCATCCCAAACTTTAACAGCCTTTGTAATCTTACCACCTATGGAATAACCATAACTAATACCTTTGGCCATTCTTTTTTGTAGTCTTTTTACAATTTGGTTTTCATTTGGAGGTTCAAGTTCTGTGATTGGATCAAATACATCAGCATCATCACTCTCTAATTCTACAACAGAACCAATCATGTTTTCATCAGTACGTACATGATCAGTAAAAACAGGCAATCCTTTTGCCACTTCTCTCATCTTTTGGATAAAAGGAGGCATTACAATGTCATCTTCCCTGTCTAACCAGTTCCCAGAAGCAACACCTTTTAAAAAGTGTTTCTTTTCACCGCCTACTGATTTCTCAATAAACTGTGCTCCCATAACAACTTTGAAATCACCATCAGTTTCTTTTCCATTGGATTTGAAGAAAGTTACCTTCATTTGATCTTTCCTTAATGTTGAATCATTTTTAAAGTTTTTTGCCAAGATTTCTTCAACAGGGCTCAGTTGTTTAAACTTCCACCCATCTTCAACCTTGTAAACATACTTTTTAACTATGCTCCAAGATTTATCACGTGCAATAGGTAAGCTAATGTTTTTGTCCAACAACTTGTTAAAGATCATAGCCCAAGCAGTAGGCAATTGACCAGGCAATTCTAAAACATCATCCGGCAAACAATCAGGCACTTCTTCCAAGGCTACCCGTTCGTCAAGCTGAACTGATAGTTTCTTCTTTACCCATTCACCATCTACTTCTTTGTACTTTGTCTTAACTGACCTCCAACCGTCATCAATAGACTTACTGTCGTCATCACTTTTTGCTAATGCCGCATTATAAGCACTAACAAACAGCTTTTGAGCAGCTGTAGGAATATTTTTGATAATTTCAGGTACATTGTGTGGATAACTGTAAGACATTATAGCTCCTATTGAATACAGTGTAAATATAGTAAATTATTATAACAAATAAAATAATTATTTAAGTTTATAACTTTTAAAGTTATGTCAATTATCACTAACTAATGGAAATCAACTTTGATCTGGCACTTTCGTGTTGACCTTTTAGCTTTGTGATTGCCTTCTTAATGTCACCTCTTTCAACTCTTTCCAATCCAGTTGGAAAAACTTTTCCGGCAAGTGCTCCAGCCATCAACCATTTTTGGATATCAAACTCGCCTGTGAATGAATCAAAGTAAGAATTTCTTGAAATCATCCCTTTAGCAATTGGAGGTGGAGGTGTTTCTTCACTTGTATTGTTGCTTAATTGATCCAACGGTGCCATCTGGTTGAACATATAAGGAATATCACCCCAAGGTACACCGTCCATACCTAATTGTTCAAGAACATCATTGATAGTATAAACACCATAACGCAAATATACTTCATGAATCTTGGCTTGTAGAATTTTATCCTCATCATCAAGACCTTCCCAATCAAGATAAATATCACTCCAACCAAAATTATTCTTATTCCAAACCAATGTAGTATTAAGTTGATTTGAGATTGAAGTCAACAGTGGTGTCAGAGCATCTTTCTTGAACTGGATTTCTTGATATGAAGCATTAATTCTACCTTGATTCACATCAATTACACCAAGAACAGCAGGTTGCATTCTATAAACTGCCATTATTTTTGACAATAGCCATCTACTGTATTCTTGAAATTGCATATCCTCATTTGACAAGCCAACTTTTTCAAATTGAATGTTGCCATTTTCAGAACCTATGAGAATCGGTTTGTGCGGTTGTCCTCTTAATTCAGAATCCCACCACTCTCTCAACCTTTGCATCGCAGCACCACCTTGACCTGTTCCAAGACCGTCAAACATCAAGGCAAAACGTGGCGTTGCATCATTGATAAAGCGTGTTATATTGAAATTATCCTGATACAAATCAGCAGTAACTGTTTGTCTCAAGGATTCAAGTGGACTTGTTCCATAAACAGAGGATGATCTTGGATACTGTTTAAAGTAAGCCATATCATCTTTTCCAAATGAAGACACCTCTGCTCCAGATTGATCTTTTTGTAAATATGCTTTGTTTGGACTTGTGAAAATCCCTCTGCGATCTACATTCACTCTGATTGTATCACCAGATACTGAAAACATTTCTGTCAGTTTCTTTCGAGTGTTCTTGACAAACTCAAGTCCGGCACTATCCCATATCAATATATCTGTTGATAGTTTAGTTCTAATTGAATCAAATGATTCATTAGTGGAATTTGGTTGCGACAAAAATCCTTCTAACTCGCCAATCTTCTTCAATTGAGCTTCTGATGGTGCATCTGTATGCTTTTTTGTTATAGCTTTCCATTGAGGCTTCACTGCAACAGACCTTTTAACAGTCTTGTCAACAATAGCTCTAACCCAAGCATTGAGATAGTACATTTGCTCCATTTGTGGAAATGTCAATCTGTTTCTCATAACTCTAACTGGAGTTTGAGATGTATCTTTTGTATTGACAATCCCTCCAGACCTAAATTCACGATTGTCTAACATTCCCTCTCTTTTAGATACTGATGGAGGTGGAGCAACCGTGAGTGCTTTGGTAAAATTAGCCATTAGCAATTCCTCATTTATTGATTCTTTCATTCACTATCATCAAAAACAACCCGACCAATATTGATAATATACCACCTGAATAATCTTTTGTAAATGTGAAAATCATAGCCATTACACACATTAACAATAGACCGCCAGATGTAGCATAAACCATTGTCTTTTGTAAACTATTTACTATTTCTTCCTCACCAATTTTTCCTGATGATTTTTCAAGCATTTCCTCTGATCTTTTAAGGTCATCAGTTTCCAAACTTCTTTCTTGGATTGTAGTTTGTTCATCAAAGAACTTATCAAATGATCCATTGGACTTATCGTTTGATTTTTCAACTACCATACCATCTGAAAATAGTTCTGAATCTACACACTGGATACAATCACAACCGGCAGGGTGTAAATTCTCAATGTTACTTACCAAATCTTCAACTTTGTGTTTACCTGTGTTGATGCTTTTCTTCTTCATCTTCATTGCTCCAACAATTTTCTAATGTTATTTTTTTGAATGCCTGTTAGGTGTGACATCCTTGGTTCATACAATATTGATCCCAATTTCTTTTTACTTATTGGCATCAAATCGCTGTTCTGTATTGTTCTTAATTTTTTATCTGAATTCAAACACATTACACTCAGTGGATCAGGAAAGCTACACGCCAAAAATGGTTGCTCTATTCCATCTACTTTAACAACATACCATGAACCTAAATTAACAACAGACATAATTACCACACAATTCCAGTATCAAGTGAAATTTCTTCCATACAAGTGTAGGCTGAACCTGCTATACAATCAGATACATCCTTGCTTCCAAGGTCAGTCCCTTCCTGCTCTAATCTTTTCCATGAAACTTCAGGGTGATCAATCTTTCCTTTGTCATCGACAATTAATTCGTCAAATTCTCTTATGGCTATTGTATTTTCATAAGAGTGTAACAAACCAAGATACAATAAGGATTTAGCAGTATCATATGGAGCAGTTGTTTTGTCAACAGACAATACCTCTGCGTTGATACCCATTTGTAATACTCTTTGTATCTCACCTACTGATTGCCAACCATCATATGTTACTTTGAATATATTAACTCCATTTGCTTTCAAATACTTTATGAAATCAATTATATCACTAAACTGTATCTCTGATCCAATTTCAGCTTGTAACTGAATAGCAAGTGGAACTTTAACTCCTTTTCTTGGAGGCAAATCTACATTATCAGCATCTAATACATTTATCTTCTTTAACAACTTTACAGATTGTGGATGTATTCTTGGAGTTATCAACTCTGGATAACTTAACGCTAATCCAGCACAATCACTTTTTGTTTTATCTTTAGCTTTTGCTAAATCCACATGTAGTGCAAGCATCTTTCCTTTGAGTGATTGAAAAAATTCTTTCTCAAACCTCAAATTTCTTATGTTTGCTGTGGTGATAACTTCATCCTTAGTTGGATTCACCATCAAATCATTATTGAAACACCAAGGGATGATGAATTTCTGCTTTATGAAACCACCACCTGTATCATTAATGTCCTTACATTCATAAGTCCACTGTGCTTTAGTGGAATCTCTCAAATAATGTCTGGAATAATCTGATTTCTTCTTTTGTGGATTAACTTTGAATGTTGGAAACCTTGAGGAATAAATTCTTGGATTCTTTTCTCCAAGTTTATATTCAACAGACATTGGACAGTTCTGTTCATACTTGTATGACATCAATATCAATTTGCCGATCTTTGGAAACCGTGAATCAAGAGTTTCACGAATTGATGTCAACTGACCTTTAACATTCATTGCCGGCATAGCACCAACCTCATCAGCAACAACAAAAAATAAATTCAAACCCTCACCAGCATACCTTTTACTGTTAAGTGAAAAGCAAGTGATGTTGTGTTTTAAATTTATCTGTGTGGATTGAATATCATAACCTTCACGTAAATCAACGCCACATTCTTCAAAGAACAAATTTCCAGTGTAAGGATTCCTAACCTGTCTCAATACTGTCTTTAGATTCTTAAAAAACACCTCTCTGGCCTGATCAGCATCTTTAGATACATTGACAATATCAATAGCAGAATCTATACCAAGTAAACCTCCACCTAACAGTTTATTCAATCCCTCTTGAGGATTAACCATACAGTGAAGTTTAGCTGTAACATAAGCCATCATCTTAGCAATTGTTCTGTCTTTTCCGGCTCCTTTGCCCCAAAAGGCATGACCTTCATCATAATCCTTGCTCCATTCCCAAGGATTAGCTCCAATAACATTCTCTACAAAAGCATGTTGTAATGGATATAAAGGTTCAGGGAACCAAGATGTAAAAAATTCTTCTACTGTTGGAGGCTTTACTCTCCAAAGACCTTTATGCTGCTCTGGAATCTTGAATATGGAACCATCTTCAAATTCTTCTTGAACAGGTACACTGTCTGAACCTGTAAAAGCCTTTAATAAACCAGTTCTGAAAATATCATTTGGGTTTCCATCAACACTTTTCTGTGTAAACCGTCCGCTGGCATCTTTATGTCTTATTTTCTGAATTGGTAATGTCATTAATGGAACCTTAAATTAAAGAATACTGGTACATGGAATGGTGTATCGTCAGACTCTTGTGTATTAATGTGAAAAGCTACACTATCTGAAAATTTACTCCATATTTCTTTTCCATACTTGTTTATTCTACTTGCTCTGATTTGAACTTGCCAATCTCCATCATCAAGGAAATCTGGCCCTGGTGCTACATAGACTGCTGTTGTATCGTTTTGATAAAAAACAACCTCTGCATTCATGATGTTTAGTGTATCAGTCCTTGTAATGTTAGGAAAGAACACTGGATCATCTTGTTCTTCTAATCTTGTCAATCTTTCATACATAATCCAACTGAATGTAATAGTCTGTTGCTTTACATAGAAGGTATCAAAACCAGCCGCAAGTGTTCCTGAATCAAGTTTTGTAAATTTAAACTGATACTGGTTCACATCTTCTTGCGGATTCAACGTCAGTGTCTGGCTGTATAATTTTGTAGGTTGTGATCCTACCATTTGAAGAAAGCTGGTGATACTTAAAGAAGCCAGCGTCAATAAAATTATACAAATAATATTTCCAAATATGTTCACCATATGTTGATTTGAACTGATCTTCGAGTATATCCAACATTCTACACGCTTCTGTGTATCTGGATTTTGTTTCAAATCGACTAATCTTTTCACAAGCCTGTTCATAATTCATTGCTCTCCTTTTAGATGCTTTACTTATGGATGCCTTTAGTGAGAGAAAATATAACAAGCAAGAACTATCAATGCTATAATTCCAGCCAATATATCTCCCAATGCGTGGTTTTGTATAAAATCTGCCCAAGTCAAATCATTATACCAGACTTGGCTTTTTTGTTCATATTCGATCATGAATATAACAAATAATGGCACTACAAAAGATGCCAATAGTGGATGATTATAAATTAACCACCCACTAACAAACACTAACACAAAATGTATTGCCCAATCTATTGGATGTCTACTCATCATGGTGTTAACCTTAAAATTTGATGTAACATAGAATCGAATTTAAAATGAACAAACAATCCTATTGCTGCTGTAATAACTGTCACAATCACTGAAATAATAACTAAAAACCTATCAATGTATGACTTGATTTCTGTAGCTTTTAAATTAGAATTACTTTGGGCACTCTCTTTGACTGCCTTTAATGTTTCCAATACTACTGAATGATGTTGATTTTGTATGGATTCAATTGAAGTCAAGCATTTACTTATTGCCTCAATATCAACCATCTCTCTACTTTGATTCTCCTTGATTGATGTTAATGCTGCTGTTAATTCTACTAAATGCTTTACTATCTCACCATAGGCAACAATAATTGGCTGAACAACATCCAATCCGGTCTGTGCAACCGTATCTCCACTCATCATAAATACCCTTTAGTTGATCGGATTAAGCTGTCTAATCATGGCAAGTCTGTTAGTTGAGGCAGTCAAATCATGAAGTGCTTTCATGAGTACAGAATCTTGACTACCTTTTTGTTCTTCTGGAACAACTAACTCCTCAACGACATAACGTGACTTTGTTATCTCTATGCCAATACATATTATTGAGGTGACTCCATTCTCTATTTTATAATTATGCCAAGCAACTAAGTGCTTGTTGCCTCCTACATCTACAATGTCATTTGTAAATGTTGTTGTATCTTCTATATGTAGCCTGTTAGCTACATTTGTGATGATAGGTACATCACCAGGGTCAATAAAGACATCAAGCCAATTCTTCCCAGCACAATCATCCAAATTTCTTCCTGTCAACTTCATAAGTGCGTTATTGAAATATCTTATGTTACATTTCATATCAAGAATCAACATTATAATTCCAGATTCTGATAAAGCAAATGAATTCAATATGACACACTCTTGTAGCTTACAGACAGATTGACTTAATGGACATGATGCCTTTGTTAAAGGACACTTTTTCATCTTTCTTAACCTCTAATTTTTTTATAATGTGTTACCGTTGAATGTACACATTAAAAGTATTAGTGGCATTTGATGTAGTGATAACGAACTTCCACCACTTAAATTTTAAATCTGACGTTTGAACAATACTTCTATTGCTATTAATCGCTGTAGCTGAAAAATAACTTGTCAGATCAGTCCAACCAGTTCTACCTGGCCTTGTTTTGTTTGATGTGTAAATCTTCAATGAAGCATTAGTTAACTCTAACTGTGCTGTAAACTCATTGTTATTTTCACCATCAATGCCTCTGAATGTAAGGCTGTGATCACCTACTGCTCCATTGGAATTTTCCCAATTATAGGCTGTAAACATCTGTTCGATTGGTTTTGGCATCTTACTGCTCCTTGATTAGTAGAATTAAAATAACACTACCAGCTTATCACTCTTTCATAAGCCAATCTTAAATTGGCTGATTCAAATTTGCCTTTGAAATAATTATAAACAATTGTTGAAAAATCATCCAAATCACTTGCTGTTTGCGCATCAATCTCAACTCTTACATCAAATACATCAACTGTTTGAATTGTATCAGCGACAGTGATATTTGCTGTTCCAAGTGTAATCTCAAATACTGGATCAACTCCAAGACTTGCTGCTACATCATCAATTAAGTCCTGTTTAAATTCAAAAATATTAGTTGAATCTGGATTCATCTCTCCATGAATCTCAATCTCCAAATTCCACTGTGCAGCAACTATTGTCGCTAAAGCAAAAACCAGTAATAGTGTTAATAGCTTTTTCATTTCCAACTCCTTTTATCTTGAATTATTATTAACCATTAGTGTTGCCATGTCAATCTCTTTATTGCAAGGCCTCCACCATTTATAGTTATATCATCACCATCTGTAACATTTATACCCCACAAACAAATAGTGGAATCTGCATCAATATCTGCTTGTATAGTCAATGATGCTGCTCTCCATAAATTATTAGATGCATCTAATTCAATCCTTACATTACCCTGATCAATTCTTGACCCAGTAGTACCTATGTTAAATGAATACTCATTAACACCGCTGCCATTTGCTCTCAATGAACCATCCCATGTAATTTCATAAAGGCCACTATAATCAACTTTAATTCCTTTATTCGTCCCATCATATGAACAATTAATAAAAGTATTAGTTGAACTCCACATATCTATTTTTGTCCAAGTATTATTGCCTATATCTTTTGTTGACGGTACACCACTATTCTTATTTATCGAACCAACTACAAGAGTATCAGTCCCACCACCAGCAGATTCATCAGCCCAATTTGTAGCACCTGCTCCTGTAGATGAAAGGAATTGTCCTGCTGTTCCAGCATCGCCATCTGAATCAAGAAATGAACCCTTAACAAAGAAATCGCCATCTTCATCTAATGTTACCAAGTCTGTTCTAACACCGGAAACTGTTTTACCAATATTCATCAGATATTCATTAGCACCAGGATTTATAGCATCAATATAACAGAATGGAATAGCACTATTTGCTATTGCTCCTGATACTGTTCCATCAAGATCGTTAGAACCGGAATCATACCAAATTCCGTCGTCAATTCCTCTGCCTTCATAGGCTGCTACTTCGCCTATTTGTGTAAGTTCCGCATTATCGAAATAAATATAATCACTTCCAGATGCACCTAATATCATTATATAAGGTGATAACTGTGTTTGTGTTCCATCTGAAGTAAAATACAACTCAAGAGTAGTCCATGTGTTAGTAGTTAAATCATCAACATTAACAAGATTAGCATCTAATTGATTTAATATCCCAAACCTTATTGATGTTATAGATTGGCCAGATGGACAATAATAATCAATTGAGGCTTTAAAACTTTTTACTGCTGAAAAAGAATATCTTGGACTCATTCTTGAATATGCATTGCCACTTGTGCGTGTCAATTCTGCATGAGCAGTATTACCGCCAATGTCTGTATTATCCCAAGCAATTGTTCCATTTATTGCACCCCAACCAGTAACATCAGAATCAAATGTGCTATTGGTAACTAAGTCAGTCTGACTTGCACCTTTATACTTATAATCAACAGCGCCATAGGTATATTCTCTGACCTCTGCTGCTGTTAGGGCTTTGTTGAAAAGTTTTAACTTTCCAATATTACCATTGTGTGCTAAATTATTATCTTTTTGCCTATTTCCAATGACTAATTGTCCTGTTCCATTCAACATAGCTGAAAATGAACCAGCTTCCGACTTAGTGACACTAACAGGTTCTCCGTCAAGATACACTATACAATCCTCTTCTGATTGATCAAAAGTTACTGCCAGCACATATGTTTCGTCAACAAGAACAATACCATTAGCTGTAGTAAACCGTACAAATATTGAAGCATCTAAAGCACCGTAAAATGTAATTATCAATTCTCCAGAAGTTCCAATATAGACTCCATATTCATACTGAGCCGTATTCTGTTTCCCAAACAGCATATTGGATGAATATTCTTTTGCTTCAAATTCAAATAAAAATGAACAATCACTAAAAGTCAAATTGTCATTATCACTAACAGCTATACCGTCATCCACACCATCAAACCAATAATAAGGACTTTCTGGTGCGTTTGATCTCAAATTAACGATATTTTGATCAGTTGTATCTTGGTCAGCAGTATAAGCAATTGTTCCATCTGCATCCTGAACTGTCAATGTTCTTTCTGTTCCGGTTGTTATTCCAGATGCATCAAAATCAAATGACTTGGTAGCATCAGCATTATTATAAATAGTAAATAAAGCATCGTCAAATTCATTTGATGATGTTACTGTAGCTCCACCTGTTCTTGAACTGAACGGGACACCACGCAAATCATATGTTTCTAACTCTGTCCAAGTTCCACTTGAACCAGTAGTGTATTTGAAAGCCAATCTTGCTATCAAAAATGCTACACTTCTCATCTCAGCAGGAACAGAATAATCGGCTGTATTGTTAACGTCAGCTTTAGCATTGCCATCACTCAAATATGTACCGTTCGGTAAATTAACAAATAGCTTACAATCTCCAGATGAATAATTTACAGCACCCCACAAAACAAGATTGAATCTTTGATTATTTGTGATTGCTGTACCGTCATCCAAATTCAAAGCAGCATTCAAGTCTGTTAACTTTTCATATACATTGCTACCATTACCATAATAATATGGCCCATCTGTAAATGCCGGCCAAGTTTGTCTGTGAAGTTGATAAACTGTTCCTGATGCTGTATTCAAATGAACATTATCAGGTGCTCCACCGTTCACTGTAATATCTAATGTTGGCGCTGCTCCTGAATACCATAAGGCTCCCATCTGGCGCAATTTCTCTCTCTCATGCGACACTGGACCACGATCATCATTAACTGATTCTGTATATCTTTGAAACAAATAAGAACCATTTGTACCAAATGTAGTAGCATCAGGTACAACAACTTTCCCTATCCAAGCAAATGCTCCTGTAGGCAGTGAAGTTGAAGTCTGTAATCTTGCTGCTCCTGCACTTTCATCTACATATATATAGTTTGTAATTGGATTGTTTGCATCTGCTCCAGCTGTTAAACTTGCTCTTGCTTTTCCACCTGCTCCTGCTCCTGTAGTACAATCAAGAGTGAGCCTTTTCCCGTCAATGTTGAATTCCATATCACCAGTATTGATATTCTCAACATCAACTTTAAGTCCGCTATCATCTACAAGAGTTATGGCTGGCTTATCATAGGCCATACCGATCATCAAGGAATCAGCATCAGCTTTGTATTTTTGGAATGTACTTACAAGAATAACTCCATTTGTAGCATCCTTGACAACATTGTATCCAACTCTAATTGAGTGCGCTGGAGCTATTGGTTCTGTATCTGTTATTTCACCTGCAGTTTGAGACACATACAAAATTGCCCCTGCTGCCCATGAATCTGTGTTTAAACCACGAACAAGCCCATATGTAGTCACATATCCGCTTGCTCCATTTGCTATACTCTCTGTAGCTACACCAATTGTTTGATAAGCTGTTAGGTCATCAGCATCTGCTTTTGTAATCTCTGGATCAGTAGAAGTTGAACCAGATACATAGGCAACTTTACCATTATTTATAGCTACACCAGAATTATTCTCAGCATAAAGTAAAATTTCCTGACCAACCTGTAATGCTACATCACTGCCAAGCATACCGATTTCAAGCGTATTATCTGCTGCAGACCAGTGCATTCTTCCGGTTTGGTGTTGAGGAGCAGGTAGTGTTGGGTTTAAATCCCAATCAATGTATGTTCCACCTGTACTTGTCGGCAAATTTGTTACTGTAGCTCCACTCCAATCCCATGAACCACCTGGGCTGAAATCATACGGTGCGTCAATTACAGCTTGTAATTTTGCTACAAATTCAGGGCTTACAAAAACATTAATTTGCGGTATGGCAAGATCGGCAATAAATAGTGTGAACAATAGTAAGACAACTATTGAACTATAAAACTTAATGCCTTTTTTCTTTCTTCCCTTTTTACCACATTTGTCTTTTGTGATTTTCATTTCCAACTCCATTTATTAATTTATACAATTACCAATCTTCAATCGAATCAAAACCAAAAAAACTGAGCGCCTGTAAAAGACGCCCAGTTTCACCCGTTACCCGTCACGAAGGAACATTTAATACAACTGAGCAATAAGCATTGGGATGATTAATTTCTCAATCAACATCTCAATTCCTTTGCCGTCAAACTGTTCTACAATAGTTCCAACTGCTGTGCCAAAGATTTTTCTGAAATCAACCGCATCATCAATCTTGTTGATAAGGTCATATTTACTTTCGTAATAATTCCAAATCTCAAGAGTCAGTGCGATCATTTCATCCTCTTGGGCATCATCACCAAGGAACTCGTTGGCCACCTCAATTGTAGCAGATAGAAGGGCTGTAAGCTCTCTTGGAGTAAATGGCGGTGCTAACAAATCTTCAATGGCCTTATCCATCCTTGCCAACTTATCCTCAATTGGCACGATAAGAGTTTGGGCATTGTGAGTCAGTTCGGACATTTGTACCTCCATTCAAGTGATTTATTTTAAAAAGGCATTATGCCTTTTTCTTTTTTTCAATTTTGTTCTTGAAATACTTCAACAAGTAATATGATGTAATGTAAACTCTTGAAAATTGTTCCTTGTATTGCTGTTCAACAGAAAACTCTTTAAACAGCTTGTCGTGGCCTTCATAAACTGCTACATCTATGATTCCAACACCGACAAAATCAACTAACTGTTGTGGATCAAGTTTACACTTAAACCCTTTGTTACATTTCGTACACTGTTGAACTAAAGTAAACTTTTCATAAGTATCTAACAACCAACCGAAATTTCCGCCACTTACTATGAAATCTCCAACTTTATCTTCTTTCTTTACCAATTCCATATCTGTGACTACATCTGTATTGCCGCACGTTTGACAATAGTTCATTCCGGTGCGTTTCGTTGCTTCCTCAAATAGAGCAACTGTGATGTCATCAAATTCTTTACTGGTCATTTCTTTTTGGCTTTCTTCTTTTTCAGTTTCTTCTTTTCTGCCAATATTTCTTTTGCACTTAACTTTGGTTTTACAATCTCAGCTTCCTCAATATCAAGTGAGGCATCGTCAAAGTGGTTGATTTCGTTATTCAATTCAACATATACATCTTTGATTGTATCAACTTCACCTTTTCTTTTCCCATACTTGTACTTTGATTTCAGCTTTGTTTGTATTTCATGAAACTTGGCCATCTTCTCATCATCTTGCTGGCCTGGTGTTCTAAAGAATCCTGTTGTAAGCATATCCTTTTGGATTTCATTAATTCTTGGATCATCACCTAAGTGGTCTGTCAAAATCTTACCCCACTGGATGACAATTCCTTCAAGATCACTCATTTGGACAAATCGTTTTTGTCTTTCCTCAGCCTTGGAGACTTTATCAAAGACATTAGCCATATCACGAATTGTTTGTAATACCAGCTTTAATCTTTTTTCCAAAGTTTCAGTGTCGTTGTCCTTATCATACTGAACAAGAATTTCATCTGAACTGTCCATCTCCATTCCGCACTTACCGCAAACTAATTTTCCATACATCAGAGCTAAATCAGCTGGTAAATTACTAATCAACCCTTGTACAATCAGTTTCAATAAACCATATTCTTCTTTCAATGAAGAAAATGTTGGATCAACTTTTATCTCAGCAAGCTCAATAGCCAAATTTGTAGGCAAGAACTTAGTGTAGATGGTTTGGGTGTACAAGTCAAGATTGGAGCCGTTTTTAATGGCTGGCGTCATACCGCCGTGTAGCCAACATCTACCTTCACCTAATTTTCCGGTTCTGAATCCTGCTAAATTTTTACAATAACCGTTTGGTGTTCTCGCATTACAGTGTTTATCCGGTGCCTTGGGTGGTAAGTTTAATGGATTCTTATTCATTTCACATCCTGAATTTAGTAAATTTTTTTGATAATAAAAATATATTTTTAATTATATAACTTCAAAAGTTATGTTAATAATTGCCAATCCATGTATTATCCTGACCGCCGACACCTTCTTCATCATCTTCATGCTCACTATTCATTTTGCTCACGTCAATTTCAGAACTCAACCTATCAATTTTCAACTTCATCACCCTGTTGTTGATATTCTTGAAATTGTAATCAGCATATCTTTTTCTCAACTCCTTGTTCGGGAATGGAGTGAAGTCTTTCCAAGACATTCTATCACTGTGTGGAAAGTCTTTAATGAAACCAAGTTTGTAAAGTGTGAATTTTGAGGTTAACAGGATTGAGGTGATTGCGGTTTTAATGGCGTGTTTGAACATGTATGTTAGTGTTAGTCTTTGTACAACATACATATCCTGTGTTTCATAGTATTTTGCTATTACAAATGATTGCGGATATGGCGCTGTTGATATGTATTTCCCTTCTACACCTGGAAACATTACAATATCATTAGGCATAGCATCATCAATATTAAATATTGAGTGGCCCCATATCCTAAATTCTCCAAGTTTAATTCGTTGCTCCACTTCCATCTGCTCAAGTTCTTCCTCAGTGAATTGCTTTGCCATCTACTTGTGCTCCTTCCTGTACTGTTCATATCCTGACTTAGTTGAATAAACACGCTCATTTAATTTTGAATTCACTCCATCCATATGTAGTGCCATATGTGGTAGTGTTTGATAGAGTTGATTCCTTGTTGTTTTTGGTAGCTTGTGCATCTCCTGACAGAACTTGGTAGCAAAATAACCCATTGTTTTGTCAAGTCTTAATTTGAAACCACCGACATCATTGAATGTATCTTTCACTATCATTGTAGCACCTAAGCCTGTGACTGGAGTTTTAATTACTGAATCGCTTAGCTTAGTTGATACACCTTGTTTTAATTTCAGTGCTGTGTAGTCATAGAATGAGACAGCCCCACAATCATTATATTCCAACATGATTCTGATACAGGCTATGTCCCACCCTTTGTGGAACCACATATCATCGTTAGCAAATGTAACAACAGATGATTGTGTTGATGCTACAACATAGTTCAATGAGTTAGCTGAACCAAGTTTTACTTTTGGGTGTAGAGAAGCCATCTGTGGAATAAGTTTCTGTTTTTCTCTCAACCATTCTACTGTTCCATCTGTAGAACCATCATCAATTACTGTTAAAAAATAGGGAATGGTAGTACCAGCTACAATAGAAGCAATACATTTTTTTAAATATTCTAACCTGTTGAATGTATTAATACAAATATTCATAGGCAGTGATAGTGGAAAATCTTTCTTGAAAGAATCAATTAAATTTCTTTCTTCATTGGTTTTGTACATCTTCTCTCCAGTGAACCAGTAGTGGTGAAAACGAGCATGGGAATAATATAATATAATAATATAATATATATATACCATATTTTAAACCAGTAAACCTCCAATGTTCGCTCTTTTTTTTAGAAATATAAATATTAAAAAATAAAAATATAGAAATATTAAAAATATAAAATTATAGGGTACACGCCACCAGTAAATAAAAGGGTGTTAGTTTTTCAGGATGGTCACATCTTTTAATTATCTAACACCCTTTACAGCTTACACACAAACGACAAAAACCAAAAGTTAATTTAATTTTTTTCGCTGTCGATATAAGCCAGCCATTTAATTTGTTCGCAGCACTGGGTTCATTCAGTGCTAATTCCCTAAATATTTTTACTCCAACTACAACTACCGTGTGCCCGTTTAAAGGTCACTATAACATGGCAACCTCCTTTGTCACCTAAGACACTAAGATGAATAACTTTAAGGGTTGTTAATATACGAAATAATTTTATCAAAGTAAAGGACTTTCTTTTTTCAGCATATAGCTATATATTTTTCATCAAGATAGCTGCTTACCTTGTACCTGATAACGCTGTAGTCAATGGCTTGCTGTACATTGATGAAACTATCATCATTATCTGTAAAGAGTCTTGGTTCAAAATTCTTATCTTCCTGTGCCCATTTTATACAGTCATCGTTGTGTCTAAAATAATTGGATAGGAATTGATCTTCCATCTTCTTTCCGATTGGCATAGTCACAGTATTATCAAATGTATTAAAGTTGGGCAAATATTTGACTTCCATCTGTAATGGGCCATTGAGAAATAAAACACTCCTATAACCTTCTGGATGGACAAGACCCCACTTTGTTTTCTTTGGCTCTACAACGAGTGTAGTGGCATCATAAATCAATCTTCCAATTACAGTTGCTGTGAATTTTTCTTTTTCTAATTCAGTCAATTTAACATCACCAGCAAAATTGTTAATCAATCTCTCAACAGCAAGACCGAACTGGTTTCCAAGATGTCTTACTCTACGAATGGCAGGCATTAATTCTTGCTTATCGAATGGATCCAACTTTCCCAGTATGTTGTTTGTAATGACGCAACCAAGATAATAGAATATTGCCAATTCACTTCTAACATTGTATGTATCAGGCGTTTTAATCATTTCTTCACTCTTGCTTTCTTTTTAGATGTTTCATACCAGAAGTTGGCTAACACTTTTGTAAAGATCAATGATGTTAGTGGCAGAATGCTTCCAAGCATAATGGATATCACTCGTTTTACAAAGATACCATCACCATATGTAATGCCCATTAGCTCTGATGCCTGTATAGCAAGTGTTTCATTGATATGGATGTAAACAGAGAATACATTTCCAAGCACCTGTAATGCGGCAAGGCCAAATATTGTTATCCAAACAGCTGCTCTGGTAAAAGCACTCAATACATGGAACTGTCGCAACGATATAAAGGCAGATAGTGTCAGTGTTTCAAAGGCAATAGCAAGTGTTATTGATAATCCAATAGCATTGCCTATGCTGAAATAGTTCACTAAGTGAATAGCACTAACAGTTGCTATTGTGACTGGAGGAATGAATAGCATGATCAATGTAAACAGTCGCAACTTAGCCTCTGAATTCATTTTTCGTTTCTTCTTTGGTTTCGCTGACATCTTCATTTTCTTTATCAATTCCAATGCCTTCACCTCAACATCAGAGTGTACTTCTTTAACTGAATCAATCAATTCTTTTTCAATGTGTTCTTGTTCCACAACTTCCTCCATTAATTCTTTGGCAACTTTTCTTGTTGCTGCTATTTCTTCTGGGTGCCAATCAATGTCTCCATATTTATCACTCTGTAACATGGTCACATGATCCATTAGCTATACAAGGCAATTCATCAGTGTGTTTAACAAACATATTTTGAACAATTTGCAACAACTGTTCTGCTTGTTCTGTATAATCAGCAGTTGTTTTTTCATAAATCTTTATGTACATATCAAATACAACCTGTTTCAGCTGCTCATGGACAGTCATGATACCTGTTTGGTGACCAAATGTTTGATCAAGGTAGATTGTTGCTCCACCTTCTACACTCTCAGGTGTCGGTGGTTTTATTTCCAGTTTTCCGGTTTTGAGCATTGTCTTTAAATCGCTGTGCGATATCATTAGGTCTGGCATCGTTTTTTAAATCCTCCATAAATGCGTCTTGTTTGGATAATTCCTTGATGGCTCTTTTCTCAGCATCATCTTTTAGCACATCCATTCTTTTTAATTCCCTAACAAGCATGTTGTCCCATGCTTTTTCAATGGCCTCTTTAATATCCTTGTATCTCTTTGACCAAGTGAGAATCCTTAGCCAAAGTTTTTCAAGAACTTGTATCAAACCAAGTATTGCGAGAAAATAGAATATACAATACAATGCTAAGTGACTGAGCCAATTTGGATCATCATAAAATCTTGTATCCAAGAATGGTTCTAACATCTTTCAACTCCGTTGCTGGGAGTTGCCTAACAAATGGGTGCTTTACATTCCAACTATAAATTTATTCCATGCCTGTCTTTAACTTTATCAAGCCATTCCTGACAGGCTGTTTCAGCAGCTTGTAACTTTTCTGCTACATCATTGAGCTTATTGTTTTGGACATCTCTTGCAGTACAAGCATTAGCAAGATTGCTATGTAATCTTGCAATGTCAAATCGCATACGTGACAATTCATATTCACTACATGTTTCATTCATAACATTATAATCATACTTTTGCTGTCTGGTTGTAATTTGATACTCAATTGAATCAATTTCTTCTTCAATCGCTTGAAGTTTATCACCCTCTATGATCAGTTGGTTTTCATACACAACCCTTCTGTCACAAGGCGATGTCGTTGTGCAACTGAAATTAAGCACTATAAGTGCGAGCAGTATCGTTTGGATTAATTTCAATTTTAAGCCTCCATGAAGTGGTTTATAATTTTCAAATGATAAAAGATACAGCTTTGCCAATTTTTTACTTTAGAATCGAAATCTGTTTGGAAATCTAACCACGTATTTTATCAGCTTCTCTTGTTGCGTGAATTAGGAAGTGAATGAGAAATACAACAAATGTAATAGCTTGTAAAAGCATATCACTTGGTGGATAAGAAATCATATCACCTTTGATTTCAAGTACATTCATTGTTCCCATCAAATAGACAACAACAAGATTGACCATTGAGCTTACAAACATCATCAATTCCCATTTCACTTCTGTATCAATCTTCAAACACTCCCTGTTGAAGATAATTTGAGCAAGCAATGCTATGAAACTTACAGCATAGATTCCCTTCCACAATCCGAAAACTTGTAGTGCTGTGAAAACCGGATTCCAAAAGAATCTCATACGCCACATGAGATAATAACGTTTGGTGTCTTTGTTAATTGCCATCCGTACCTCTCTTTTTTAATTGTTTGTCCAATTCCTCTGTTGTTATGTGTATTACATTTCCTGCTGATGGCTTGACACAAACTCTATTGGACAAAGAATTGTGATCAGCCATATGGCACTCTATGCCACTGTGGGTAAATTTGAAAATGAACTCCTGATGAAAACCATTGTCACCTTTGTACTGAAATATAACAGTATCACTTGTTACTTCTTTGTTCATCAACTTTGGTTTCCTTACAGCAGCAAATACTCTTTGTAAAATCTTCTCTTTTAACATTTCAGTAAAACCTTTATCCATAAAACAAGATGATAGATGTATAGTGCTTCTCCAAGAACTATTATTGTAGCAATTGTAAATATGATTAACTCACCTAATATTACAGGCCAATTAATTTTAAGAATATAGACTTTACCATCCCAATACCTCTGAAACCAAACAACATGTCGAGTGCTGTCATTGATAAAAGCAGCAACGCCACTGCTATGACCAGACACTTTTTCTTTGGAATATTTTCGCAGCGTGATTGTTGGTTGTGCCATCTCATAATCGACCTTTCACCAAATCCAAGTTTTTAATGAAGTACATGAATGAATTGATTGCTGTGTTTATTCTGTTATGGAACAATGCTGATGATATCACTGTGCTGACTTTATCAATTGTTGTTTTGTCTAATGCTTCAGGCCTGACAACATTGACTCTCCAAGTGATGTCACCTTTTGTTTGTGCTGTACAGGCTATTTCTAATTCCAACCTAACAGCTGGGAATGAGTCAAGCTGTAACATGCAAATTATAATGCCACGGAAATTCCCTTGTGGCAACAATTCAAAGGCAGCAATGTTGAATGCTGTAATCTTGAGTTGTATCTTTTTGGTGGCAATCAAGGCATTCCATGCCTCTGTTGCTTCCTCTGTGTCTGGAACAACTTCTGTTCTGATTTCACAGTTGTCGCAAGAATATTGAACACCACCAGTAGGTGATGGATACAATTGTGGTTCTTGCTCACACAAACATTTGAATAATACTTGTTTTTCAGGCACTGTTTTCCTCCATTATAATTAGCTGAATATAAATAATTTATTTGTAAAAGTAAAGGATTATTTAATCAGGCATTATTATTGTTGCTTTGATCATTTTCTTGCCATATTGAGGCTTTGCCTCAATCTGTAATTTTAAACGCTTCAAGTGTTCATAATCAGATTCATCAAATTCAATTGTGTATTGTGTTTCTCCTACCATCGGTTTACACTCACCAAATCTCATCACAAGGTAGCACAAGAACCTCAAGTCAACCTCTGTGTTGTGTTCAACAGCATCGTTTTTCACATACCAATCACTCAAGAATGATGATGGTAATGGTATCTCTCCTACTGATGGTGAATTGGTAAATTCTTGATCCTGTATGCTGATATTGGCATCTTTCTGTTTTGTCAACAACTCTTTAATTGACAATACAATTACTTTGAGTATTGCTTTAATAAATGACATTAGCTACCTCGCTCAAGGTTTTTAATCTGCTTACCAGTGGAAGGTTTTCTTACTTTAGCTTTTTTCTGAATTTCCCCTTTTGCCCGTTCACTTTTCTTCTTGTTTTCCTTTTGCTTTCTGTTCCACGACATCTTGATTTCTCCTTTGTTTGTGATATAAGTGGATTGTATTGTTTATGAACGAATTTAATTGCGGGACTATTGAAGACAATGCCTTCACTTTGTACAACCACACATTTTGACACGTGGATGGTTGAAATGTTATTTGTGGATAGAAGTGATCAAACTTGACTCCTGTTACTGCTCTTTGTGTCATAATCCTTCTAATGTTTATTTTGATTGAGAAGTCTATCACCTTATTGTTCAGTCTTTTTCCACCTCTTGAAATCTGTCTTATTCTATTGGCACCTTCATTCTCTTTAAAATGGAGTGTTAAACCATATGTA